GATTAGAACTAACATCGACGACTTGATTAGAACTAACATCGACGACTTGATTAGAACTAACATCGACGACTTGATTAGAACTAACATCGACGACTTGATTAGAACTAACATCGACGCGATTTGCACTGAGATCAATGACCTGATAAGAACCATCTACGAATGGTTCTAAAATTGGATATAATGAAGACATTTTAAATAATATTATATTATATTTATATTTTTAAGTGTTATATTTACTATAAAATTAAAGGTTTTATTACAAATGGTGCATCTAAAGATATCTTAGATAAAACATCTTCATTTGAATCAGACTGTAATAAATATTGAGGATAACTTTTATATCTGAGAATATCCATTAGAATATTATTTTTTTGATATTCTAATAACATATGTTCATAATTATTCGTATATGAATTATTATTTAAAATATAATTATGCAATCCTTCAAAGGTAGTAAACGTATTAACTTTGTCATATACAGAATCTATTTTTAGATTATAATCGCTTTTTGTTGTTTTGTCAAAAGCTTTTAGTTTAAAAGTTTTTGAAAAATACTCTCTAATATAACGACTTATATTATATTTATCTTTAAGTTCATCTATAAGTTCAGTTTTATTCATGAGATTAATCGCATCAATTAATTCTGATTTAATAGTTCTTATATCAAAATTAAATCTCAAATTAAAATATTCATATAACGATAAGATATTTTGTTCAATGATCGAATTTAACATCGAAATATATGAAGGAGATAAGATATATTTTTTTTGATATTTATGTTTATATTTGTGATATTTGTAATAAAAATTATTAGATTCCATTTATAATATTACATACGAAAATAAAAAGTTCATATTTTCAAAATTTTCATATTTACCAACCTTAATAAAAATAAATATATATATATGTATGTATATATATAAATGGGATGTAGGTTTTCATATCGTAGATTAAAAGAAGATAAAATATGTATAATGCACGATGATGTAATATATACAATAACTGACGCTGTTCGTGGAACTGATACTTCCATACATAAATATTATTTACCTGCACATAATATTGGTTTTCATCTATATGAAAAATTATTATATGTATATTTATGTTCAGAAAATAATTATATGTCATTAAAAAATGCAAAAAAAATAATTATATCCAAAAAATTATATAATAACATAGTAGAAATATATAGATTATTAGAACAAAAAAAGATAAAGGCTGTTTATATTATAAATGAATTAAAAAAAATAAATAATTATGATAGTTTTCGAATTCTTATTTAGAATGCTCTTTTAGAATGCTCTTTTAGAATGCTCTTTTAGAATGCTCTTTTAGAATGCTCTTTTAGAATGCTCTTTTAGAGTTGGTAATTTGGGCACCAATAAATAAATCTTTTCTTACCACCCTCAAATAATTCTGTCTTCGTAACAGGATTCTTATATATATCCGTGATTTGGTCATATACAAAAAAATCTCTATCATAATCTGATGGTAAAGAATCTCGAGATGAAATAATTTTTAATTTTATAGCTTTTTTCCTATTATATATACCCCATGTTAATAGCAAAGCATTTGAATAAATATGTTTTATCTCAGACAGTGTTAGATCTTTTACTTTACGAAATGGAGAAACTTTACTTAACCAAAGTATATCTGATCTTAAATAATTTCCTATTCCAGAAATTATTTTTTGATTGGGTAAAACTATTCCAATTTTTTCATTAGGTTTAGTCGCGATACGTTCTGAAAAAATATCTTCAGACATTGTCAGCCCCATTATATCTGGTCCAATTTGTTTTAATTTTTTATCTAATTCAGATTGACCATTTATAACTTTTAATGTTCCAAATGATAATATATCAAAAAAATAGATAGAACCTCCTCTAATTTTAAATTCTACATTAAGATGCGCATCTATATTAGCATACTCGTTATAATTTTTATAGGAACCAATAAGTTTTGGTAATTTATAAAGGTGAGTTTTATTTTGATAGGATACCCAGCCTCCTGATAATCCAAGAGTTGATAATAAATAAAAATCTTTTTCAAAACATATATATATTAATTTTCCTTTAGTTTTAACATCAATAACTTTTATTGGAAGATTCTTAAGAATGTCTTGCATCGATTCAAATTTTCCATGTTTTGCATACCGACCTTTTAAAATATTTATTTCGGATATAGATTTACCTTTTAATTTAGTTCTTAATAAATCAGCATAAGCTGATACTTCTACTACCTCTGGCATTATATCTTATATAAGATATCTTATATAATTGTATTTTTATTATATCTTATATATAAATTAAATTTATGGTTAGGTAGATGATATGGTAGATGGTACAGATACACTAGATACAGTAGATACACTAGATACAGTAGGAACAGTAGGAGCAGATAAAGTCGAAACATTAAGTTTAGCAAGTTTAGAAAGATTTGTATGTTTTTTATTTTTTTTAGTCATATAAAAAATTATAACAACAATAATACATATTATGATAATAACTCCAATAATAATATAAATAGTATTCGAACCAGAATCAGAACTGGAACTAGGACTCGGACTGGAAGCTATAGTTAAATATTTATTTTGATTATATGTTCCAATAAGATTTGTCATATAATCAAAATATTTTTGCATATTTGTTTGTAATTGCGTAGGTCCTATAAAATATTTATTATATGTATCATTTTTAAATGTATACGGAGCAGATTCATTATATATACGAGAACTTAATGTGTTAATAGATAAAAATATTTGCGATGCACCTGAATCATACCCCATATAAATTAAACCATTTGACAATCGCATAACTGGATTTTTATTAAGAGGTCCATTTGAGATGGATAATGTAGGTATAATTATATTAGGATATGCTATATTTGAATTAGTATCAATTATATTAATATCTAAAGTTGCACTCGGATTAGTTGCACTTACTTGCATACTTTCCCCAAATTTATTTGACACAACAAATTTAATACCAAATGAATATTGCGGTTGTAATTCTAAATATGATAAATTAAATGTATTTGAACTTAATGAAATATTACTAATCATAATTAATTTATTTTGAGGAAAATTTGGACGATTATCTCCAACAATTAATATATTTGATTGACTTACAAATACAGTATTTGATATATTCATTGTAACAGTTAATTCTTGTTCAATAAATATAGGTGTAATAAATTGTCTAGCAAATTTTCTAATTGAATTCATGGAATCATTTGAAATATGTTCATCTGGACTTATATTAAATGAATCTGATGAAGATGCCGATGGTGTGGCAGATGCAGATGGAGATATGGATGGAGATACGGATGGAGATACGGATGGAGATACGGATGGAGATGCATATGGAGATACGGATGGAGATGCATATGGAGATATGGATGGTGTTGCGAACGGTGATACGGATGGTGATACGGATGGTGATGCAGATGCTGATGTAGATGCTGATGGACTTGAACTATAAGATGGACTTGAACTATAAGATGGACTTGAACTATAAGATGAACTTGAACTATAAGATGGACTTGAACTATAAGATGGACTTGAACTATAAGATGGACTTGAACTCATTATTATATATATAATAATTATAATTAAAAATTGATTTTTATAATATATAATTATATTTATGATTATGATTAAAATATTCAAACTCTATTATTGATGTTCGTATTATTTTTCAAGAATGAGTCCCGAATATTTTTTAATTCCGATAATTATGTCCCAAACCTCTAATATAATTTCTAAAATTAATACTGGTATCTTTTTATTAGATTGTGCAATAATTATGATAATTGTATTAAGTAGTCTGATGATTGATTTTAGTTTACTCAAACATAAGTTATCTGCATACGTACATAAATATCTTTCAAAGACACATTCAAATAAAATAATTATGGTTAGAACAAATGGTAAACAATCTAATAAATTCCGTGCAGTAATGTATTATATATCAAAATTAAATGATAAATCAATTTATTGTCTGAAAGAATTTAGTGATTATACATGGGATGATAATGATAATACTATAGAAAAACATTCAGAATATTCAATTGAACAACCTACACCGTTTACCCTCGATAAAGATATATATGGGATCCTTACAATCGAAAATAAAGAATCTACAAAAGATTCAATTAGGACTACTTATGTAGAACATAGTATATTTACAATATATTCTGAAACAAAAACTCTATTAGAACTACAAATGTGGATCAATGAAAGATTAGAATCATATGAAAAATATATTCGTACAAAGACATCGCATAAACAAATGTTAATTACGATATCTGGTGATTGTAAAAGTAAAAAAATAGAAGGTATCCCATTTGAATCAACTATTAAATTTGATAATAGTTGGTTTCATGATAAAGAAGATATATTAGCTAAAATAGATTTCTTTTTAAATAATAAAAATTGGTACGAACAAAGAGGGATCCCTTATAATTTAGGAATTTTATTATGGGGAGAACCAGGAGGAGGCAAGACAAGATTTATTAAACAATTATTAAATTATACTGGTAGACATGGTATTGATATTAAATTAAATGATGAATTAGATTTTTCAAACCTAAAAAATGTTCTACTAAAAGATAATATTGGAGATTCATATATAATCCCACAGAATAAACGTATTATTATTTTTGAAGATATTGATACGATGGGAGAAGTTGTTAAAGAACGCTCTTCGAAAACAACTTCTATTGAAACTGATATTGATTTAATAGGGTCTAACTCTGATAACTCTGATAACTCTGATAACTCTGAGAACGCTGAGAACTCTGATTGTTCTAAACTTGAGAGTCCAGAATCAACTATTCTTACTACATTAATCGCATCTCAAAAAAAAGAAAAATCAAAGCATCTTAATAATAATTTGGGATATTTATTAAATATGATTGATGGACTTAATGAATGTAGCGGTCGTATAATTATAATGACAACAAATCGTATTGAATATCTTGACAAAGCATTAATAAGACCCGGACGTATTGATATTAAAATAGAATTTGGCAAATGTACTGTATATGATATTTATATGATGCTTAAAAACTTTTGGAAAGAAGAAATGACGGATATAACTTTAGGAGATATAAGAGAAGAGATTGATATGTCATATACATCAGCAGAGGTTATAAACATATTTAGATCATCCAATAATTTTAATTTGATTCGGAATATTTTTATAAGCGAATTATAAAAATTGCTTATAATTTTAATTTATTATACCATCATCAATAGTAATTTTTTTTTTAAATAATTTTTTAATTTGAATATTATGTGTAATATATAAAATTGTTTTATTCGAAAATATATGTAATAGTCTCTGACACAATTGAATTGCCATTGAATCATTTAAATTCGAATCAATCTCATCAAATAATAGAATAGAATAATCATGTTTCGTTTGAAATGTAATCATATATATTATTCGAGCAATTAAGAATCTGGAAGATTCTCCGGCACTAATCTTATCGACCTCTATAAATCGATTCGTCTGAGTCTGAGTCTGAGTCTTTTCTATATATGCATCTAGATTTGCTAATTTCATACAAATTAATATATGTTCGACGTTAGGATTTACTTCATAATTTGTTATGATATCATATAATAATCCACTATATAAACTTTTAACATTCGGCAAGGTTAGAAAACATCTCTGATTTATACTTGCAATATCTGGAGTCATTTCAAATGAATCTAATGTTATAATCCCTTTTAAAAAATATAAAAGAGATGTTTTCCCACTCCCTGATAAGCCATCAATTAAGATATGATCATTTTTTTTAATAATAATTGGTTTAGTTGTTTTAATAAATGGTTTGGCATTAGATAAATATCTTATATTGATGTCTGTTGGATCTGAATTAGGTTGTGGCTTAGGTTGAGAATTAGATTGAGTATTAGATTGAGTATTAGATTGAATATTAGATTGAGGGTGTATAAATATTTGGTTAAGATAATCTAAATGTATATTCATTGTATCATAATGTGATTTATTATAATAAAAATCTTTTAATCTAGTTGTGATTAATTCAATATCATAAAATATTAAAAAATATGATATAAAATCATATGCATTTAAATTAGTAAATTGATTTAATATTGGTATAAGCATTGTTGCAAATACAAGTATATTTGTTTGTACAGATAGAGATGAATTTATATCTAAAATTTCTTTATTTGAAGTATTATACAAATTATATTGATTTATCATATATTCTTGATTAAAATTATTATTTGCAATTAGATTTTTAGAATTTATTATATAATTACGAATATTATCTTGAGAAGTAACATTTTTATTATTTAATATAATTTCTTTCTTAATTTTTCTGTTGTTTAAAAATGTCATTGCAAAATAGAATACTGCAAATATTATAACTAAAAATATATTTTTAGTTTTTAAATTTTTATTAAGGGATATTACTAATAATGTTATAAAACTAAATGGCAATTCTGCTCGAATTTGAATATTTTGTATATATTTTTTAATATTATCATTTAACAGTTCTAAACTATTAAAATATCTTACAAGATCTATTTTTAAAATATCATTTTTAGATATTAATACAAGATTATGAATATAATAAACATCATTTGCCTCTTCAAGTTTAATTATTAATTCATCCCGTATTGAAATTGTATACCTATCAAATGGTATATTTAAACAAAATAATGATATTAAAACAAATGTAAACATTTTTATTTTATCAGCATATTTTTTTAATAAGAAACTAAATATTAATATTAACCAATATAATGATTCTTTAATTAAATTATTTATTATAGTAAATATTTTATATTTGTTATATAATGATGACAAATCATATTTATTTATCAATAATTTAATATGAGTTTTAATATCTGTCATATATATTATATTATACTCTATTATATAAAAAATAAATATATTTGGGTAGCTTATATAATAAATTTATTTATAATTTATTTTAAAATAAATATATAAAAATAAAAAATGAAATAATATAATTATCAAATATTTATCTTATATTATTATCTTATCTTATATTATTATCTTATCTTATCTTATTATCTTATCTTATCTTATTATCTTATCTTATCTTATATTATCTTATAAAAATGTTTTGTAAAATAGCTTTCAATAATTTTATTTGTAAATTCGGACAAAAAAAAGATGGAGTCCAATATGGAGGGACGTATATTTTATCTAAAATTAAGCGACCATCCCAATCTCTAATTAATCATATTACGATAAATTCTCGTCAAGATTATGCAAAGGGCTACGATATATGTAAACGTCTTTCTAAAAGAAAGATTTTTAATATAAATTTAGGTGGAGACCATAGTATTAGTGCATGTACTATACAACCACTAATTGATTCATATAAAAGAGAACTATTAGTTATTTGGATTGACGCTCATGCTGATATAAATACATATGAAGAATCTCATACAAAAAATCTTCATGGAATGCCTCTTGCCGTATTGACAGGATTAATGGACCCATGGTACGTGATAAAGAATAATAAATTTGAAAAATTATCAAAAAAAAATTTAATATATGTTGGAATCAGAGACCTTGATCCATTTGAATCGACTCTTATTAAAAATTGTAATATAACATATTTCCGTGATTATAATCAAGCAATATTAAATCTTATTGAAAGACATCCTGCCAAATATATTCATATCAGTTGTGATATAGATGCGATGGACCCGTCTATAAGTCCATCAACCGGAACACCCGTAGAGAATGGTTTACATAGGACTTGTATAGAAAATATTATTGAATGTTCAAAACCTCGATTAATTAGTTTTGATTTAGTTGAATTTAATCCACTTATAGGAACTCTTTCTGAACGCAATCGAACAATGTATCAGATTAAGAAGATTTTGAAAAGATTATAAAGATTATAATCTTTATAAAAAGATTAAGAAAAAATTGAAATATTGGATATATTAACAAACCCTTATATTTTAATATTAATTCATCTGGCGCCCAACAAGATTTTTCTTGTTGAGTGCCTTGTGCATTTCAACAAGAAAGGACCGTGCCCCGTGCCTCTGTCACCTGCCGCTTTTTTGCCGCCGTGCCTCTGTCACCTGCCGCTTTTTTGCCGCCGTGAACCATCACCTGCCGCTTTTTTGCCGCCGTGCCTCTGTCACCTGCCGCTTTTTTGCCGCCGTGCCACCAACACCTGCCGCTTTTTATTTTTTTTGAAAATGTCAACGATAAATCAAGCCAATACTTTATCCGAAGATACGGGTTTACCTTATTTGCCACCGGAAATAATTTTGCATTGTGAGAAATTTTTCACAAAGCCTGGATTAGAAGCATTTCGGGAGGCAACAGGAGGAGTTTTAACCGAACGTCAAATATTTTTGGCGTCTCTTGCCAAAGCTGATGCAGTGGTCCCGGCAATAGAAGTTGAACCTGCTGAGGAATTCCCCGAAGATTATTATTCGGAACCCGATACATATCCTGGACAAGAAGAGGATAAGGCTGACGAAGCGGCTTGGTACCGGTATTATAAATGGGCTGAGAAAGACACTTTTTATAACGACGAAAATGATTATGACGATGATGGAGGTTGGCCAGATTAGGATAAAGTTTTTTGTTTTAGTTTAGTTTTCTCTATTTTTTCTATCTTATCTCGATTATTATATAGCAATAGCATTACATCATCTGATAAATATTTCTCCGATTCTTCACCACCATTTGTATAATTTCTTTCAAATGCTTCATGGGCTGCAACAGTTTTCTCTGTGATTAATCCTTGTTTTTCTAATTCATCACATTTTAAATCCAACATTAACATTTTTTTAGAAACAATTGTATCAACCAATGATTCTTTCTTTTCAACATTCCATTTATCATCTTTATACACATATGCATACTTTGAGTTAAGATTACTTATATATATGTTATGATTAGAAGGCATTTCGTCATCATAATGTATTTTTTTAATATATTCAACAAATCCGGGAAAGAACCCTGACAAATATTTCTTATAATCGCTTTGAGATATGTGAGAAAAATCTTCTTTACCAAATGGATTAATAATAATATTAAGATTATTATTAGTAATATTATTATTAATATTATTATTTGTAACATTATTTGAATTAATTTGTGTTATAGTTGATGGAGGTTTATTAGATTTAATAGTTTGTTTGGATGTATTTTTATTTATTGTAATTTTATAGGTGTCTATTTCTGCTTTAATATTTTCAATTTGTTGATTCAATTTATTTTTAACTGGACAGTTATTTTTGATATGCATTTTTAAATTACTTTTTGAACTATATAATTTAGAACAAAAATTACAGGTAGTATATTTTGGAATATTTTTTTCTAATTTTTTATAACTAGCAGTTACATTTTTAAGTTTATTATGTAATTTAATAAATTGTAATTCTTCATTTTTATTTGTCTTACTAGTCTTACCAATCTTAACTATCTTACCAGTCTTATCAGTCTTATCAGTCTTATCAGTCTTATCAATCTTAACTATCTTATCAGTCTTATCAGTCTTATCAATCTTAACAGGTTGAATTACATTAGTATTTAAAATTTGATTATTACATTTGTATTTATTAGTACGATGTCGTATTAATAAAGATTTGTACGGATATGTTTTATTACAGCTTGTGCATAAATGTATAGTCATTCTATATATATTATATATAAGTATACTTTATATATTTATTATCCTAATAATATGCATTATTATTAGATTAATACTATAATCTATAATCTTGTATACAAATATAGATATTATACTGTTTGAAAAGTATCACAGTGTCATAAAATATATGTTTATAAATATATCCAAAATATTAATCGTTATACTTAGATACTTTTAATATTTTTACTTAAAATAAAAGTATATATACATCTACATAAAAAATATTTA